GGCGAAGTTAAGGGCGGTCGCTGCTGCTGTCTTAAGCGGGGTAGGGAATTGTAAATCTAAAAGTCCGCTATTCGCTGGAAGATACCCGCGCCAGATAACCGTCGTCCCGTCCTTAATCACGATTTCGGTAGCGGTCGCGTTTGAATTGATACATTGAACACTAGTTAAATAGTTTCGTAGCCCAGCGCCTGCAGCTGCTTTTAGTACGGTGTCTGTTGTTCCTGTGATCGCTGCGGCTGCTGCGTAGTTCCAATCGTTTTCAGGAATAGAATAAGGTCGTACGATAAGCGCCCCGACTAGCGTACTGATTAAGTCCGCCTGGTCCCCAGAAGCTACAGCCACATAGTTCGCGCTTACTGCTCTAGCCCCGATTCGGTTCGGGTTCCCAGATATTACCGCGTCGTGCGCTGCTTGTCCTGCTGCAGTAGTTGACCCCGATACAGGTACTGTCGTAGACCCTGTGATCTGTACGCCGATCGCCTGCCCTGCTACCGACTGCCCGCGCCCTGCGGTAATTTCCGCTGTTAGTTCTGCGTAGTCCTGTACCGCTAGGTACTGTATAACCGCGTTCGTATTGGAAGCTGGCGCCGTAGCCCCGTTAACCATTCTTAAGCGGATTTTATAAAGTCCGTTAGGGTCTGGAATTTGCTGGTGCCTTCTATAACTGTTAGATCGTGCCGCTGTACTGTCTAGTGCGCCGCCATGAAACCAGACTTCATCTGCGAAAGCTTCCAGTTCGTAAACCGACCCAGAAGCAGACGTAGGGAAGGTAGACAAGGCGCTATCCAGCGGGGTAAGTCCCCCGTTCCCTACTCTGTACTTCGCCTGGGCTGCATTTGTTCCGTCAAAAAGAAAGGCGGCTACGTGCTTCCCGTCAGGTAATAGAGTGATAGGGTCTACGCTTATCATTTCAACTAAAAAACTGTTATTCGCGATACGCTGCGAAAGGGTCATACCAATACTTAAGCGGAAAGGTACCGTAAAGACTTCTTTCGAAAGAATATACGTTTCCTGATTAATTGCGGTACCCGACCCGATCGTAAGCTGCCCGCCTGCCTGGGTGATCGCCCCGCCTGTCCCGATAACACTAGACCATTTAGCAGCGTCTAAAGACGCCCCGCTAAAGCTGTCCCTAAATTTCTTTTGTACCGATTTAACTTTTAACATATCGTCTATTTCGTCATACGCGTTTTCTAGCTTCGTAGGTACCCAGAAGTCTGTCCCGTCTATGTTTACTTTTACAGCGCCTTTTACGTTGTTCAGGTCCATAGGGAATTCGAATAAATTAGTCATTAAAAACATTCCTCCATTAAGTTAGGGTTATCGTGCCTTGTACTGCTACTTCTTCGGCGCCTATCGGAATGTCTGCGGTCCCTGCGTTAACTGTAAGCCCCGTATAGTTTTCTACCCCAGGCGTTCGTATGAGTAAGCCCCCGACCTGGTTATATAAAATAGGCTTTTCGGTGAAGATCATGTTACGTAAATAATCATTTAAGCTTTGCTGGAAAGCCGTCGTAACGTCCGCCATTGTGTAGCCTGGTAGCAAAGTAACGTCTGCGGCTATGGTGATTGTTTTTGCTGTAGCATTGACGACCGTTACAACCGCGCCTATAGGTGCTTTTCCGTCCCCCAGCCCTGTACTTCCAGGGTCTAGGTACGTTTGTACCGCTGCGGCTAGCGTTCCGCTATCAGGCTGTAGACTTTCGTTGACAATAACGACCTTTACCGTTCCGTTACCGTTCCAGCGCGGTATACTTCTAGCGGCTCCTACCCCGTCGACTTCCATACCCCAGGTGACATAATCATTTTTATTTCCCCCAGTATCGGGGTTCTGTACGCGGAATTCGTACCGTTCGTATAGGCTGTCGTCGTCTTCCTTATCCGTACCTTCGGTCGTGGTGCCTAGATCGGTTATCGTTCGGACCCCCGCAATAGGTGGCATAAGAATAAACTCTGTACCCGTCGCTAGGTTCCCAAGCGCCCCAGGTTCTACAGCTGTAATATCAACAATTAAAAGCCCGCTAGCTGTGAAGGTCGTTTTTACGTCGGTCGTATATTCGATCGGGTCCCCTTCACTATCTGTAATAACGGCGCTTATTTCGTACCCTGCTGGAATTTCTACCCCTGCGTCCGCGTCAATTCGTAATCTCCGCTTGTTCGGGGTCGCTGCGTTTCTTGTTAGACCGACTTCGCTTACTTTTGCGTCTAGGTAGTCCCCTTCTGCATACAAAGCGAAGCCGTTTTTAAGCGTTTCGTCCAGCTGCATTTCCAGCCCTTTAATTTCTAGGCTGGCAGGTACTACCGCGTCGTACATAAAGTCGCCAGGCTCTTTTCGCCAGGTATCAGGTACGCGGTCTAGCATACGCTGGTTAATTTCACTTTCTGTTTCTTCGAATACGGGCGTAAAAGTCTCCCTAGCCATTGATACTTAGCCCCCTAACTTCTATCACTGTATCGAGGATCGTTGTTACGTCGCAGCTAATTTCTACTGCTTCGGGTTCCCCAGCCTTTGTACTGAATTCGGTATTTTCTACACTTTCTATCCAGTCCATATAGACCAGGGCTTCTTCGATCGCTCTTTTTAGTTCGTCTTCTTTTACAGATCGGCTTACGGTATGATCGCGAAGTATGTCTACTATGTCATGCCCGTATTTGTGATCTAGGTCTTCGTCTTCCAGATTCCCGTAGATGTCAAAAAAGCCCCGCGGCGTTTGCAGGGCTTTGATGATTATTTGTTCGACTGCTGCCCCTTCGGTAACAGTTAACACGTTCCCGCCTGGGTCCCTGGCAAAGTCGCCTAGTACCCAGTCGAATACGGGGCTGCGTTTTTCGAATTCTTCTGCCATTCGATCGCCCCCTAGTTAAGCTTCTGTATAAGTCCCCAGCGCTGGCTAGCGTAGTCGCCTATGATTGGAAGGGCGAAGAAGCGCTGCCCTGCTGCCAGGGGCTTATAACTGTTAGGAATTTCGAAAATATCTTCATCTAGTGCCAGGCTCGACCCTTCGAAGGTAAAAGTAAGGGGCGAAGCGCTGCTTACTTTCACGATATAAAGCCCGCTGTCGGTCTTTGGACCTCGTAGCAGCTTAATAAGGGCTGTACTTCGATCGTTTGCCATACGCTACCCCCTTATAAAAAGTCTGGCTTCTTTGTCGCTTCGTCGTACTGTATGTCTGGTATGTTCGAAGCCTTTGTTAAGCTGGCGCCAATTTCTACCAGGCTTTCGCTTACGTAGGTCTGGGTCAGGTCTTCGATATAATAAGCCCCGATTAATCCCGTATGCTTTTCTTCTACGTAGATCAGATCGCCACTGTAAAACATAGGCATAACCCCGCCAGGGTTAATTCCGTCTATGTTCTGGGTTACTTTCACTTTCCCCAGCCTGTTAAGTAGGTCGGTCGCCTTTCGTTCCATTGTATTTACGGCGTCCTTATCGACTTCTTCGAAGTGCTGCAGGGGTCCGTACTTACTTTTAAGCGCGCTATTCTGCTTCACGACGGTCTTCCCTGTCCCGCGGTTCACCAGTTTTACAATTGTAGCCGTTTCTTCTAGGCTTTCTTCGTACGTCGCGGCGGTTAAGTTGACCCCGACCTGGAAAGCCCAGATTTTCGAAGGTATGACCCTTTCGAATACGGTTAGACCGCTGCCAGGTGTATAGCGCGCCCAGAATTTCTTACGGTTCAGTCCGAAGGTCCTAGCCAGCATATCGACCAGTACCTTATCGCCTTCGCTTCCTGGATAATACAGCGCGGGAAGGACCGCCCCAGTATTCGCGATCGACCCTACTTTTATCCCCCACTTCTTCGCCAGGTTTTTTATACCCTGGGAAGCTGTGACGTTTTTATAATAGTAGTCGTCCTTATTTTTTAAGAATATAAGCGGGTCGTACGCTTTGTACTGAATATCGCCCGCTGCGTTATACCCTCTTATAAATAACGGACCTTCAAACTGCAGTTTGTTATTATAGTACAGCTGTAAGGTCTGCCCCTTGTCGTTCTTAATTCCTGATACGTTCCGTATGGTTACGTCTAGCGTTCTGCAGACCGCGTTAAGCTGGTCGCTGATCTTCGGCGGGTTAATAATCAGGTCTTTTAAGCTTTGGTTATTTATCCGTACGTCGATCATGGCAGCTTCAACCTTTGCCCTGGCTTAATCTTATTCGGGTCCGTCCCGATTACTTTCTTATTCGGTTCGTACAGGTCTTTTCGCCAGTTTGCTATCTTAAACTTCTTCGCGATCTTAATAAGCCAGTCCCCAACGACTACCGTATAGTATTTCGCGGGTGCAGGTGCGGGCTTCGCTGGTCGTTTGGCTGGTGTCTTCGTCCCTGGCTTCTTCGGCGGTGTAGGATTCGTCCCCGAAAGCTGAATAGGCTTTACGGTCTTGCGCTCCTTCAAGTTTAAGCTGTAGTATATATCTCCTTCAAAGCCGCGAAGGTCCCAGATAAACGACGCCAGGTATACAGGCGTATTGATTCCAGCAGCAGGGCATATAATACGTAAAGGGGTCCCGCTATCCTTCCAGCTGGCGAATAGGTTCTTATAAGCTGCTGGGGTTAACGGGTTCGGTAGCGATACGTAGCCCGCGTCGTATCTTCCAGGGAAGAAACTAGCCCAGCCGATATTATCCAGGGCGACCCCGTTTAGGAAGTCGATTTCCCCCAGGTCTAATATGTTTACCGTCGTCGCTTGCTTATCACCTTCACCATATTCGATTCGTTCGGGAAGGACGGGAATTTTGTAATACTTTCCCGTCTTTTCGTCCCGTATGGTTAGTTCTACTTTTACTTCTTTAATCATTCAATAAGTCCCCCCAGTCGCCAGCGCTTAGAATATCTTCCGCCTGGGTAAGCTTTTCGTAGATCGCTTCTATTACTTCGTCCGCGATCGTCTTCCCGTCCTTATCTACGCCCTGGATAACCAGCTTTTCGATAAGATTCTTAATTTGTGTACGTCGGTCGCCTGTACCTGTACCCGTTCCGCTTCCAGCTGCATTAATGCGGTGCTTATTCGCGTTTACGGTTGTACTTGTAGGCGTGTCGTCTAGCGTGTCGCTCATAGCTTTATGAAGCGTCCCCGCCTGCTGGTATACCCCTTCTGCCATAGTTGATACGATTTTACCCCCGTTATGCGTTAAGCTGCTAAGGGGTCCCGTTTTCGCGTCGGAGAAAGGAAGCAATTCGCGGACCTTCTTAAGTGCTGACCCGACCGCTTCAAACGGTGCGGAAGCCATAGACTTAATACCTTCGGCTAGGGTCTTCATTATCGCGGCGCCGCTGTCGAAGAATAGGTCTTTTAAACCGCTGAAAAAGTCCTGTACCCCAGACCATACCCCAGAAAGCATATCTAGCATATTATTCCAGGCGCCTTCCCAGTCCCCAGTAAGTAGGGCTAGCGCGGTCGAAAATAACCCAGTGATAACCGCCCAGGCGACTTGAATAATTCCGCTTATAATCTTAAAAATTCCGCTTACGATATTGGAAATATATTCAAAGGCGCCCTTTACGATCGTCCATAAAATAGATACAGCGGACATAAAGATAGACGATACGTACGCCCACCAGACCTGGAATAAGGCGCTAATTAAACCGCCCCACTGGTCCCAGAAGGCTTTTATCGAATTAAAGACGTTCATTATGCCTGTCCAGATCGTCGTTAGAAGTGGCTGTACCGCTAGCCAGATATTATTAAACCATTGAATGATATTTTGTATCATTATCTGAATAAATGGCATAAGCCAGGCGCTAATACTAGACCAGGCAGTTATCATGTACTGCCATAAAACGGCTAGCTTTTGCCTTACTACGTCCCAGCCGCCCGCTAAGTGAATAAGCCAGCCGACTAGTAAGCCGATCGCTAGTACAATAAGTACGATAGGGTTAATCGCCATTACTGCGTTCCAGATCGCTTGCGCTGCAGCTACTACGCGGGTCCAGGTATTAATTAGCTGTAGGGCTACGAAGTACGCGGTAAAAGCTGCTGTAATCCCGACTATGTATGGCTCAAACTTCCCGAAGTTTTCGATAAAGTACGTAGCCATACCGCCTACAGTCTCTTTTATCTTCGTTACCGCGCCGCTGATCGCTGGACCTAGCGTATTCACGAAGAAGCCCTTAAAAGCTACCCCCGCGTCGTAAATGTCCCAGAAGAAATTATTAATATTGTTAAGTGTGTCTGGGCTGAAATACTTTTGTAAGAAAGGCGCTTCACCTGATACGAAAAGCATTTCGTAAAGCGACCCTGCGGCTTTCCCCAGCCATACGAAGCCGTCGATAATCGGACTAATAACTGGACCCAGTACCGCCCCTATTATGTCCGCAGCGTGCCCGAATACCGAAGCAATAAGCCCGCCAGCGATCGTTACGCCGTTTACGAAGCGACCTACCGCCCCGCTGTCTTTTAATCTATTAAGGAAGCCTAAAAAGTCCTGCAGCCCTACTTTTGCTTTTTCGAAAAGGGGCTTACCTAGTTCCCTACCCATAGTACCTACGAAGTCCGATACGTTCGAAAGCATACCCTTAAAGGTAGTCGACTGCATTTCCATACCACCTTTAAAGCGTTTTTCCATAATGGCAAAAAGCGCGTCGTTTAAGGCTTCCTGATCTTTAAGGCTACCCTTCTTATCGAAAGGTGTTTTACCCATTATTTTAGCTTGTTCTTCTAACATGCCTTTTGTTATTCCGAATTCCTTAAGTCGTTCAAGTTCCCCCGTCTGGGCGTCTGCTACAGCTTCTACGGCTTGCATAAGGTCTTTACCCATAACACTAGCCATATCGCCCGTTATTCCTAGTACGTCCTGTGCTTTCATGCCATACGCGGAAAGTCGG